CTCGTTGATAATATCATCAACAAGAAAGTGGCAATGAAGGGAATGGCGTTCAAACGCTCCAACCTCACCGCTGTGCCGGTAGGCTCAGAGGACGGTTCCCGCAGTCAGCTCGTCAGTAACTTTATGCGTTGGATGATCCAGACGCAGATCCCAGAAATCGAGCGCGAGATTGAAATGTGCGCCAACTTCATGGACGAAAAAGGTATCGCCGTCATGGGTCAGTTCTGGGAGAAGCGCAAAGAGAAGATTATGGTCAGCGTCCGCTTGCAAGATCTGCAAGAGCAGTTCCCCGCCATCGACATTATGGCCCTCTTGGAAGACAAGAGCGCAGCCGACGACCTGAAGGAAATCTTTGTCAAGCAGTACGACTGCTCCAAAGGCAAAGCGGGCAAGATGCTGAAAGAATTGCGCGACACAGGTGAAACCACCGTGCCAATGGACGGCCCCGAGCGGTCCTACCCCATCATCCGCGCTTTCAATCTGGATGAGCACGTTTTCATCCCGTCCTTTTCTACGGACCTTGAGCACACGCCAGGGATTTACCGCGTAGAGTATTTTACCGCCGAGCAATTGCGTGCCTTGGTCCAGACCGATGGCTGGGATGAGAATTGGGTGGAAGCTGCCATTCAGAAAGTACGCGGACAACTGATTACCATCAGCCCCAGCGAGTACCTTCAACCTATCAGTCGTTCCTTCGTCTACACCCAACAACGGTTCACTGACCGCATTGGCGTTGTCTACGCCTACCAACGCTTGTCAGACGAAGATGGAACGCCAGGAATTTACTGCACCATCTTTAATCCGATGCTGCCCGCCGATCAGAACCATGACGGCTACGCCAAAACAGGTTTGCTGGGTTACGCCCACGGCGAGTATCCATTTGTTTTGTACCGCCGCGAGTATCTGAGCCGCAAGTTGCACGATTCACGCGGCGTACCGGAACCAGGCAAGCCGTACCAAGACCAAATCAAAGCGCACAAGGATAGTCGCATTGACGCGGCCTCTCTAGGCATCCTTCCGCCCATTTGCTACCCGCAGGGACGCCCGCCAGGACGCTGGGGGCCAGGAGCCATGATTTCGGAGCGCAGGCCCAACGAATACCATTACGCAGATCGTCCGATTCCCGACATGAACACCAACACGTCCGAGACGTTGTTGGAAGCTTCGTTCAAGGAGTACAATGGCTTTGCCTCCCGCGAAGGCGACCCTGCCATTGACCCCATCTTCAATCAATTTGAGGTGGATAAATTCCTCAGTTGTCTGTCCCGCACCTTCCGTCAGATCTGGAAGCTCTACAAGCAGTACGGACAAGATGAAGTCATGTTCCGCGTGATGGGCGTCAAGGACGTTAACCTCCAACTGTTCAACAAGGGCGACATCAACGAGGAGTTTGATTTCTACCTGTCGTGGGACGTGCAATCCACCGACTTCAAGCGGATGAGCGAGAAGTGGACGGCCATCATTCAAGCCGCGCAGTCCCTTGACCGCGATGGGATCATTGATTATTCCGCCCTCTGCACCGCATTTATCTCTACCATTGATCCTAACATTGCCGAACGTATCATTCGCCCCGTGCAACAGGCCCAGCAGCAACTGGTGGAGGACGAACAGCAGGATCTGACACAGATCTTTGCCGGCATTCCCAAGAACATCAAGCCTGGCACACCTCCGCAATTTGGTCTGCAAATTATGGAGCAGTATTTGCAGCAGCCTGACATCCAGCAGCGGTACGCCCAAGATGAACCCTTCCGTCAGCGTCTGGACACTCGCAAGAAGCAGTATGAGTTCCAGATGCAACAACAGCAGAACGCTGTGATTGGTCGCTTGGGTGCCACCATGCCCAATCCCACCGCAGCTACCGCTTCCCCATGAAGAAACGTCGCGATCCCCATCAGAGTGCTACTGAGAAGTTTTCCAACCTGCGTCATACCATGTTTGGTTTGGTGGGAAACGATAACTTCCAGAATTTCATCGATGAACTGCGCGAAATGCAGCATTCTACCATGATTGATCTGTGTTCGGATGCCGTTGTTAAAGATGATCGCATGACCCTTGCATCCACCGGAGAACTTCGGGCGTACTCACAGATTATTGGTCTATATGATGATTTTGTGCAGCAACAATTGCTGCAAGCAGAGACCGATGCTGAAGACCGTGGAGTTTAATAGGTTCCAGTCGGTGCAAAACCCAAAGGCGAGCAAGCTATGCCGGCGCCACTGTCCAGTACTAAGTTGTTCGCATAACGGACGCGCATGAAGACATACGTCATAAACCTTGATCACCGGACAGACCGCCTTGCCGCTGCCCAAGTAGCGATCAACAATATGGGCATTGAGAGTTTTATCCGAGTCCCAGCAATAGATACCCGCAGCCAAGTTGAGTTCCCAAAAGAGCAAGTCTTAGACGAGTCAATGGCAGCGATACGCAGGGGGCACAGGCTTGAACACCATGAGTTGACGACGGGAGCTGTTGGCTGCTACCTTAGCCATATGAAATGTTGGAGTCTGCTCAAGGAGAGCGGTGACGCCTTCGCATTGATCCTAGAAGATGACGTTGTTTTCAGCAACACTTCAGAAGACTTTGACCGCATTGTTTCGATAGGCCAAGCTGAGCTTGCTGACGGACTCGATATATTCTTATTGGGGCACTCGTTTGATGTTGCTGGGCCTGAAAGAGCAATGTTGGTTGAGAAATTCTATGGCACTTACGCTTATCTGATATCAGCTTCAGCTTGCGATAAGCTGCTGTGTTTGTCGCTGCCAATGAAGTACCAACTCGATAGTTTTATGTCAGAACTAAATCACGCTGAAGTGCTTCGGACTAAAGCTATGCTGCCCTCGTTTGTAAAACACTCAGGTTTTGATACCGACATTCAATTGCATCAGCCGTACCAAGGCGTATAGCCAACTAAAGGATTAATGAAATAAATTGTTGTATTTATTGTTGACAGTGTAATTTGCGGACGCATTTGTAGCGATACTTGGTATCCGCCATGCAGTCTCTTGCCCTTGGGGGCTATAATCCCATGTCTAACGAAAACGTCGAATCCGCTTCTTCACAGCCAGCCGAAGTATCTACTGAGGCAAAAAATGATGCACCGAAAAAGAGTAATCTGAGTGTCGCGCAAGCAGCGCAACGGCTCCTTAACATCGAGTCCGAAAACGCCAAAGCTCAACGACAGACTGAACAGACTGAACAGACTGCTCCGACGCAGGAATCAGCGTCAAATCCTTCAGTCAACCCAGACGAAGCTTCCGCCGAGTCTGCCGAGCCAAGCCAAGAGGTGGAAACACCCGATGGTGATGAAGCTGATGTTCCTTCTCAGGATATTACACCAGAGCTTCAGAAGAAAATCGATAAACGTATCGGTAAAGAAGTCGCCAAGCGAAAAGCCTTGGAGTCGCGATTAGAGCAGCTTGAGTCCCAGATGGGGGAAAGAAACAGTTCACTTCCCGCTGAACAAGCCGCTCAAAAGCCAGCAACCGCACAGATGCCTGCCAATGTGCCGCTGGCCCAGATTGATGACTTTCAAGCATTAGCCTCCTTACAGCAACAGGCCAAGGAAGCCAAGCGATTCGCCCAGGATCAACTGGATCGTGACGACTTTGAGCCGATTCAGGTTGGAGATACTGTTTTGGGACGGAGTGAGTTGAAAGCGATTCTGCGTAATGCAGAAAAAACGCTCGATGATGACATTCCAGCCCGTACACAGTTCCTGACGCAGAAGCAGCAGTCGCAGCAAGTCGCCCATCAGATGTTTCCTTATCTGAAAGACAAAAGTGCGCCTGAATATGTCCTCGCCCAACAAGCATTGTCACAGATGCCGTGGATGAAGAATCTGCCCAACGCGGATTGGATTATTGGAGTGCAAATCGAAGGGCTTCGGTCCCTCGATGCCAAACAGAAGGCTGCAAAAACAGACAACAAGCCTAAAACTGCCATGAGCAACCGCCCTCCGTCCAGTCAATCAGTGGTTTCTTCCAATGGTGGCGACGTTCGGATGCCTTCAGCAGCGAAATCAGCCAACCAGATTGAAGCGATGCGGTCACAATTATCCCGAAAAGGTGGCGTCACGGCAAACGAAGCAGCAGCCTTTCTGCTGGCAAAAGAAAAAGCAAAATTCAACCGTTAAACTCGTTATACCATGGCTCTATCTACTACTTACAATGTTGCCGGTGATCGTGAAGACCTCACAGATTTCCTGACCATCCTCGCCCCCGAGGATACTCCGAAGGTTTCGACCTTCTCGAAAACTAAACGCATGACCAATGCGTATCAAGAATGGCAAGTGGACACCCTTTCCGCCGTTAACTTCGGTGGCGTGCTGGAAGGTCAAGACGTCCTGGCGTTCTCCAATCAAGCCGTCAATCGCGCTCGTCTGGGCAATTACGTCCAGCAATTCCGCGAACAGTGGATGGTTTCGCGTCTTCAAGAGGCTTCTGACGTTGCTGGCGTGTCCAGCGAGGTCGCGAATGCCAAAATGAAGGCTATGCGCGAAATCAAACGCGACATCGAAGCATCTATCGGCTCCGATAATGACCGCCAACAGGAAGCCCCGCCCGCGCCTTACAAGGCCCGTGCCCTTGGCAAGTGGATCAGCGCATCCCCTGGTTCCGATGTTCCCGTTGCGTTCCGCACGCCTTCGGCTAACATCGACACTACGGCTACTGCGTCCTTGTCGGAGTCGGCTTTCAACGACGTCTTCCAGTCGATCTTCCAACAGGTCGGTGGTCGCCGTTCGTACACGCTGTTTGCTGGTCCCTCGCTCAAGCGGGCTGTCAGCAAATTCCAGCGTCAAGAAGGTACGACTACATCGAAGTCCTACCAAGTCACTCAGGATGCTACGGAGCACCAGATTGACTTGGATGTCACGATGTACGTTGGTGACTTCCACACCGTCACGGTTGTGCCTGACTTGTTCAACGGCATTCTCGATGGCGCGGATGTCTCGACTGCAACTAACCAACAGAAGGCTCGCGGTTACGTCATCGATCCAGAGTTGGTCGGTCTGGGCTATATGCTCGGTATCGAATCTAATGAGTTGCCTGACCTTGGTGGTGGCCGTCGCGGGTTTATCCTCGCGGCTCTTACCCTCATGGTTAAGAATCCGCTTGGTCTTGGCAAATTTGCTGGAACCAGCTAAACTATAATCCTCAACATAAAAGGACACTACAATGGCTGATACAGCAGTAACCATCGCCCGCGCCGATACCTCGCAGCTTTCGCTGCAAGAACAATCTCGCGGATTTTCCAACAAGTTTCACGTTGATTATCCTGACGTCGCTTTCGGTTCCGGTAATGCCGATACCGTAACAATGACGCTGGGAGCTTTGCCGTCGAACTTCGTGCTTAACAATGCACTGGTGAACATCACGACTGCCTTTGACGGCACGACGGCGTTCTCAGTGAATATTGGCACCACCAGCAGCACTAGCGCACTCGTCACGGCTCAGTCCGTGAAGACTGCTGGCGTGCTTGCTGGCGTGCCAACCACCGCTACGCTGGTCAAAGGCACAGCTTCTGTCAGTCTCGTTGCAACTTTCACGAATGCAACGGGCGGCAGTCCTTCGGCTCTGACCGCTGGCGCACTGGATATTTACCTGAATATTGTGGATCTCAGCGATCCTTACAAGATTGGTTAAATAACCTCAAACAGGGGGCATCCTCACCCGAGGCTCTGCCCCTTTTCTTTTTTAATGAGCAGCGATCAAATAGTCACAGATATTCCCAAGGAGTTTGTCCGCAAATGGTGGTGGGAGATCCAGAATGGTCTGC